TCCGGCAAAGCCGTGGCGAGCCAATGCCGGCAATCCGACGACGCTGGGTCCGCTCAAGGCCGTCATCGTCCCCTACGACGCTGCGGATGTGGATGGCCAGCTCGTGCGCCGTGGCGACAAGGTGGCCTACGTGGCGGCTGCTGATACGGACCCGTCCGAGGTAGAGACTTTCGACGTGCTCGTGGACGGCGGCTCGAATTGGAAGATTCAGGACGTGCAGACGCTCGATCCCGGCAACACGCGAGTCGTCTACATCATCCAGATTCGGAGGTAGAGGATGCCCTTCAGCGATCCAGCACTGGCCCGTGATGCCATCCTCGATCACTTCACGACCGAGTGGAACGCGCAGGCTTCGCCGCCGGAGCTCCGCTACGACGATCGCACGCAGGATCTTCCCAGCGGCGACGTATCGTGGGCGCGAGTGAGCGTGCTGCACAACACCGGCCGGCAGAACACGATGGGCGAGACCGGGAACCGCCGGTTCCGCAAGACCGGCATCGTCACGGTGCAGATTTTCACGCCGTTCGGTGATGGCTTGACAGAGAGCGACATCCTCGTCAAGGTGGCGGTCGACGCATTTGAAGGCAAGTCGACCGGTGGCGGCGATACGGTGGATTTCACGAACGTCCGGTCCCAGGAGATTGGCCGGGACGGCTACTGGTATCAGACGAACGTCCTTGCCGAGTTTGATTACGATGCGGTAAAGTAGGCTCGCATGCACAGCCTCAACGCGCGTTGAACGGAGAGCAAAACCATGGCCACTGTGAACAAGATCGACTCGAACGCCACGGGTCTTCGCTATGCCGAGGAACAGTCCCTCGGCGTGCTGCCGGGTACGCCGGTCTGGATTCCGCTGGAGCCCAACAGCTACGACAACTTCGGCGGTCAGATCACCACGACCGCCCGCAACCCGATCAATGCGAGTCGCCAGCGCCAGAAGGGCACCGTGACGGACCTCGATGCCAGCGGTGGCTTCAACATGGACCTGACGCGCGAGAACCTGGAGGACCTCCTTCAGGGCTACTTCTTCGCGGATCTGCGCCGGAAGGGCGAGGAGAATCCGATCAGCGTCACCGTCCAGGCGGGTGACGACACCTACGATCTGGCCGACTCGACGGGCTTCGTCGCCGGCCATCTCATCTTCGCATCCGGCTTCACCAATGCCGGCAACAACGGCCTGAAGACCGTCACCGCGATCGACTCGGTGGCCACCGACGTATCCGTTGCGGAGACCCTGACGGCCGAGGCTTCGCCGCCGACTGACGCGCTGATCGTTGCGGTAGGCTACGAGGCCGCCGCCGGCGATCTCCAGATCGACGCTTCGGGCACCCTGCCGCTGCTCACGAGCACGACGCTCGACTTCACCACGCTGGGCCTCGTGCCGGGCGAGTGGATCTTCATCGGTGGCGACACCACTGCCGACCAGTTCTTCAACGCGGTCAACAACGGCTTCGCCCGCGTCAAGTCGATCACGGCCAATGCGCTGACGCTGGACAAGACCCAGGGCACGATGGTCACGGACGACGGCACCGACACCGGCTCGGGCGGCACCGCACTGGCGATCCGGCTGTGGTTCGGTCGCGTGCTGAAGAACGAGAGCGATCCGACCCTCATCGTGCGGCGCAGCTACAACCTGGAGCGCACGCTGGGCGCCCCGGACACGGCGACGCCGAGCGCGATCCAGTCCGAGTACCTCGTGGGCTCGGTGCCGAACCAGCTCACCTTCAACTTCAACACCGCCGACAAGGTGACGGCCGACATCAGCTTCGTGTCGACCGACAACGAGCAGCGGACGGCCACGACCGGTCTGAAGAGCGGCACGCGCCCGGCGCTGAGCTCGGGTGACGCCTACAACACCACGAACGACTTCTCGCGGCTGAAGATGGCGATCCTCGATCCGATCGACTCGAACCCGACTGCGCTGTTCGCCTACCTGACGGACTTCACGGTGGTCATCAACAACAACGTGAGCCCGAACAAGGCGATCTCGGTGCTCGGCGCGTTCGAGGTGACGGCCGGCCAGTTCAACGTCGACGGCAACGCCACGGCCTACTTCTCGACGATCGAGGCCGTGCAGGCGATCCGCAACAACAGCGACGTCACGCTCGACTTCGCGATGGTCAAGGGCCGCACCGTCGACTCCAACGCCATCACGAGCGGTGTTCTGGTCGACATTCCGCTCATCGCCCTTGGCGATGGCCGGCTGAACGTCGAGCAGGACCAGCCGGTCACGCTGCCGCTGAGCACGCCGGCGGCGGCCGACCTGACCTTCAACCACACGCTGCTCATGATGTTCTACGACTACCTGCCGGCGGCGGCCGACGTCTAAGCCGGCCCGGTGGGAGTGGGCGGGTCTCCCTGACCAAAGCCGCCGCAACCACAACTCCAAAGAGGAGACCACGACGATGACCGAAGACCAGAACACGACCGCTGCCGATCTGCCCGAGGAGGAGGCCGTGACCGCGGCGCCGCAGGCGGAGGATCAGGCGGTCAAGGCCCCGGAAGAGAACGACGCCGAGTCGATCTACGACGTCTTCGCGACGGACAAGGGCATGGAGCGCACCGGCATCGAGCTGGACTACGGCAAGCTCGGCAAGATCCGGATCGCCCGTGCCGGCGGCGCCAACAACCGCTTCACCAAGGTCCTGGAGCAGAAGACGCGGCCGTACCGCCGGCAGATGGACGCCGACACGATGGACGAGGACGTGGCGAACACCCTCCTGATCGAGGCGTTCGCCGAGACCGTCGTCCTTGGCTGGGAAGGCATCAAGGACCGCAACAAGCAGCCGATGCCGTTCACCCGCGAGAACGTCATCAAGCTGTTCACGGACCTGCCGGAGCTGTTCACCGACGTCCGCGAGCAGGCCATGAAGGCGGCCAACTTCCGCGAGCTGGGCGTCGAGACCGACTCGGGAAACTGATCGAGGTCCTGCTGTACGACCTCGAACAGGGCGAGGTCGAGCGGCAGATCCTAGAGCAGGCTAGGAAGCAGCGCCTCCCTATCCCGGAACGCATTAGGAACGCCCCGGCCCTGCTGCCGGGGCTCCAGTTCTACTACGCGGCCTTCCTCGATCTCTCCACGTGTCGCTCAGTTGGCATGGCGGAGGGGCCGATCCCCTGGATGGCCATCGACGCCTACGCGAGCCGGCACCAGATGAACGAGGACGACTACGATCGTTTCTTCGCCTTGATTCGCGCCCTTGATGCGGAGTATCTTAGGTATCGCGAGAGGAAGCGCAAGACGAAGGGAAACAAGTAGGCCATGGTCAAGCCGTTCGATCTTCTGCCGGCGGTGGTGCGTCGGCGCGCAAATGAAGTTGCGCCCGGCGTTACCCGGATCGCCCGGCAGGCGGCGATGGCGATCGACCGGGAGCTCGTTTACGGAACGCCCGTCGACAAGGGCGTGGCCCGCTCGAATTGGATCGGCTCGAACGGTACGCCATTTGCCGATGTCATCCCGGCCTACGCGCCGGGCAAGAAGCTGGGCATTGGTGAGCGTGCCAATGCGGAGGCGGCCATCGCACAGGCCAAGACCGCGATCAACACGTTCCAGGCCGGCAAGGGACAGAAGCTCTATCTCACGAACAATGTCCCGTACATCGGCCGGCTCAACAACGGTCATTCGAAGCAGGCGCCGGCTGGGTTCATCCAGAAGGGTGTGCAGGCCGGCGTCGAGTCCGTGAAGGGCGCTCGGATTTTCAAGGGGTAGGGCTGTGGCAACCGAACGCTTCGAGATCGTCGTCAGTGATCGCGGCACGCGCACCGTCCGCCGGAACCTGAACGACCTGGGCAAGGCCGGCGCGAAGTCCGCGAAGGAGATGGGCACGCTGCGGACGGTGCTCGGTCAGCTTCGCGCCCTGCTGGTCGCGGTGGCGTCCGCCGCGGTCATCGGACGCATGCTCAGCAGCCTCGCGACCTTCGCCCAGGCGATGTCCACCGTGCGCGCCGCTACGGGCGCAACGAATAGGGCATTCGGAGAACTTCGAGACCTTGCGCGCGAGCTCGGCGCCACGACTCGGTTCACCGCCACCGAGGCGGCGGAGGGCATGCTGTTTCTCGCTCGCGCCGGCTTCAATACCACGCAGGTGCTCGCGAGCGCGCGTGACGTGCTTCTGCTTGCGCAGGCTGGCGCGCTCGATCTCGGCCGCGCCGCGGATCTCGCGTCCAACATTCTTCAGGGCTTCAATCTCCAGGTGAGCGAGATGGGCCGGGTGGTCGATATTGTCGCCCTGGCTGCCAACAGCGCCAACACCAACGTCGAGCAGATGGGTCAGGCCATGTCGTTCGCTGCGCCCGCGGCCGTCAGCGCGCGGGTCAGCATCGAGCAGGCTACGGCGGCCATCGAAGCTCTTTCCAATGCCGGTGTGCAGTCGACGCGCGCTGGTACTGGACTGCGGACGATTCTCATCGACCTTGCGAAGGCCGGCGGCGATCTCAGTGTTCAGGATCGCGGCCTCATCCCGGTGCTGGAGACGCTTCGGGATCGCCATATCGGTCTGGCTGAAGCCAGCGATTTGGTGGGTAAGCGGCAGGCGTCGAACCTTCTCATCCTGCTGCGCTCGATCGACAAGATCAAGGAGTATACGAAGCAGAATGAGAACGCGGCTGGTGCGGCGAAGCACTTTGCCGACATCATGAACGACAACCTCAACGGCGCTCTGCTGGAGCTGAAGTCGGCCGCTGAGTCGGTCGTGCTCAGCCTGGGCGACGCCGGCGTTTCGGGTTCGCTCGGTGGCGCGGTTGCGCGCGTAACGGCGCTGCTGCGCATTGCGGCGGATAATGCCGATGTCCTGGCTAAGGCGCTGGGCATCCTGACCGCGGTCATCGCGGGCAAGCTGCTGCTGGAAGGACTCAAGCTCCTGAGCTCTCTGCTTCTGAGCTTGGGCGCCCGGATGCTGGCGCTGGCCGCCGACACCATCCCCGTGCTTCTGACTGCGTTCACTGCCGCGTTTATCGCTATGGCCGCAGTGGCTATCAAGCAGGGCAAGTCCATCGAGCAGGTTTTCGATGAGATGAAGGCCAAGGCCGTGGAGCTCTTCGGTCAGGTCAAGAATCTTGCGAAGAGCTTTCTGGAGCCCACGGGTGTGGTACGCGGATTTGCTCAGCAGGCGAACGATCTCGCCAAGAGCATCGGAGAGCTCGGCGGCGTCAGCAAGTTGACCGGCAAGCAGGTCGACGACTTCATTGGCAAGACCCAGAAGCTCCGCGACACCATCAGCGCCCGGCTCAACTTCCAGGCTTTGCTCGATCCCACTTCGCAGGCGGTGAAGGACCTGGAGCGTCTGGTGTCGATTCTGAACGACAATCTGGATCGCCTGCGCAAGCGCAAGGCTGTTCTGGCTGAGGGTCCGAAGCCGGCTGAGGTTGTCGGTGGCGGAGGCGGTGTCAGCGACAAGGCGCTGAAGAAGGCGCAGCAGGGCCTCGACAGTCTGCTCAGCCGTATCAGTCCGAGCGCCGAAGCGACGATCAAGCTGGCCGACGCCACGAAGGTGCTCAACAAGGCGCGTGAGGCAGGCATTGACGTCCTGAAGAAGTACGGCCTCACCGAAGCCGAGGTGATGAAGCGCGTCGAGCGCGATGTGATCGGCGTGGGCAACGCCACGACCGATTTCAATGAGCAGCAGAAGCTCCTGCGCAGCGCCCTCCAGCGCAACATCATCACGCTTCAGGAGTTCAAGAAGAACCTGCGCGACCTGCGGATCAACTATCTGGAGGGCAAGACCAGTCTGGCCGCCGGCGCAGAGCGCACGTTCCTGAAGCTCCAGAAGTCGGTTGAGGACACCGCGGCCGGCGTTGAAGATGCACTGACCTCGGCATTCCGTTCGGCCGAGGACGCGGTTGTGCAGTTCGTGCAGACCGGCCGTTTCAGCATCGGCAACTTCCTGAAGGACATCGAGGCTCAGCTTCTCCGGCTGGCCACGCGCTCGGTGATCGCGAACATCGGTGCGTCGCTCGGCTTCGGTCAGCCGACCAAGGGCGGCCTGCTGAACAGCATCTTCGGCGGCGGCGGTGGCGAGCTCATCGGCAAGGCCGGTGGCTTCCTCAGCAGCCTTCTCCCGTCCGCCGGCCCGACTGCACTTCAGCTCTCGGGTCCGTTCGCGAACGGCGGCGCGTTCACGGTCGGCAGCAGCAGCTCGGTGGCGAGCGTGCCGGGCATCGACAATCGTCTCGTGGCCTTCCGGGCGCGTGATGGCGAGCGCGTGTCGGTAACGACGCCGGAGGGCGGTGGACCGAATCAGCGGCCGATCTCGGTCCACTACACGATCAACACGCCGGATGCGAATAGCTTCCGTCGTTCGCAGGGCCAGATCCTCACCGACACGCAGATCGCGCTCCAGCGCGCACAGCGGAGGAACGCATAATGGCTTTCGTCGAGCAGCGGCTTCCCGAAGACGTTGAGCGTGGCGCGTCCGGTGGTCCGGGGTTCAAGACCACCGTCATCACGCTCTCGTCCGGCTACGAGCGCCGCAACCAGGATTGGGAGAAGGTCCGCGGTAAGTGGGACATCGGCTATGGCCTGACTCGCAAGAGCCAGATCGAGGCCGTCATCAATCACTTCTACGCCATGCGCGGGCAGTTGACCGGCTTCCGGTTCAAGGACTGGTCGGACTTCCAGATCGGCGATAGCCTCGGCGGCGACGCGACCACGCGGCAGTCGATCGGGCTGACGGATGGCACGAATGCGACCTTCCAGATTTTCAAGCGGTATTCGGTGGCCGCCTATTTCTTCGATCGCGAGATCACGAAGCCGGTCAGCGGCACCGTGCGCGTCTGGGTGAACGACATCGAGCGCGTTGAAGGCGCGGGCGCAGATCAGTTTCAGGTGGATACGACCACCGGCATCATCACGATCGGCTCGACCTTGGCTGCGCTCAACGGCCCGGCGGTCGAGGTCATCTGTGAGTTCGACGTCCCGGTGCGGTTCGAAAGCGATTCGCTCGACATCACGACCGAGGTCTTCTCGGACGAGGCCGCTATCTCGATGCCGCGCATCAACGTCCAGGAGATCAGGGTGTAGCATGCCGAAGACGATCACTTCTGCTCTGGCCACTCATCTCGGCCTCGAAGAGACGACGCTTGCGACGATCTGGCGCCTGACCCGCACGGACGGCGTGGAGTTCTTCTTCACCGATCACGACGTCTCGATTCCGTTCGAGGGGAATACCTATGAGGCGGCGGTGGGCTACAACCGCACGGCCGTGGCCAATCAGGTGGGCCTCAGCGTCGACAACCTCGACGTGGAAGGATTCCTCGATAGCACCGCGCTCACCGATTACGATCTTCGCGCTGGTCTGTTCGATTTCGCTGAAGTCCGTGTCTCGGTCGTGAATTGGGCCGACCTGAGCCAGGGTGAACTCCGCGTGCGTCGCGGTCGGCTCGGCGAGATCATCTATGCCGATAGCGGCGTTTTCCACACGGAGCTGCGCGGTCTGACGCAGGCGTACAGCCAGCAGATCGTCGAGCTCTACCAGCCCGAGTGTCGCGCGGATCTCGGTGACTCGCGCTGCAAGATCGCCATCAAGCCGAGCAATGTCCTGCGGCTGACGGCCTACGCCGCCGGCGACTACGTTCGTGTGCCCACCGCGGTGCCGGTAGTCTCGATCGTCAACCCGAGCTTCGAGCTCGATGCCCTCGGCACCAGCGTGGCGTCGATCACTGGCTGGACTATCGACTCGGGAAATTGGGATCTGCACGACAACACCAACGGCGGGCTCTCGCCGTACATCGGCACGCAGTATCTCGAAGGCGGCAATTCAGCCAGCGGTCAGGTATCGCAGGTCATCGACCTCACGACGGCGGGCCTGAGCACGACCAAGATCGACGCCGGCAGCTACAACATGGACTTCTCCATCCAGCGGGCCAACTCGTTCCCGTTGGATACAGGCCGGGTGCTCGTGGAATGGCTCGATGCTTCCGATGTGGTCGTGACGACTCCGCTCGATACCGGCGAAGAAGCGATCACGCCGGAGGACACGTGGGTCTCCCGGTCGTTCTCTGGAGCGATCCCCGCAACGGCTCGCAAGATGAAGATCACGCTGAGCTACACGCTGGTGGACGGCACGCAGGCCAACACTGACTTCGATGGCCTCAGTGCGACCGTGACCGAAACGCCGGATCGCACGGAGCTCTATCAGAATCGGGTCTACCGTTGCACGACGGCCGGCACCACGGATCTCAATCAGCCGAGCTATGACACGACGATCGGCAACACCACGACGGATGGCAGCGCGGTCTTCACCGCAGAGAACGCATTCATGCGTTCGGCTCAGGTGGTGTCCGTGACCGACAACCGCACGTTCTCCATCAGCGTGAGCGAATCGCGTGCCGTGGACGACTGGTTCAAGTACGGCGCGGTGCTGTGGGACACGGGCAACAACTCGCCGCTCGCCATGGAGGTGAAGACGTCGGTGGCCGCCGTGACCACTGGCGCCACGACGCTCGGCGTGGCTGACACTAACACCTTCTCGCGCTCGACCGGCTCGTTCGTTACGGATGGGTTCCAGGCCGGCATGACGATCGAGACTACGGGCTTCACGGACGCGGCCAACAACGGCACGTTCACGGTGACGGCAGTCAACGCCCTGACGCTC